CCTGGTTTAAACTATAACTCAGGTCAATTAGTTTTTGGTGGTATTAATGAACTGTATTCTGAAATAAATTGGTTTTATCCCTCATCTGGTTCAAATGTCATTGATAAAGTAGTTACTTATAACTTCGCTGAAAATGTTTGGACCACAGGAACATTAGACAGAACAACATGGATAGGTTCTACCGTTTATGAAAAACCGTACGCGACAGATTTCAATTCAGGAGATACGCCAACATTCCCAGTTGTAAGTGGTGTCTCAAATGGAGCGTCTATTTATTATGCTCATGAGGTAGGCGTAAATCAATCAAATGCAGATGGCACTGAAACTGCAATTACCTCTTTTATTAAATCAGGAGAGTTTGATTTAAATGGTAATGCTGGAGTTCCAGGTGACGGAGAGTTTTTGATGAGTATAAGTAGATTTTTACCTGACTTTAAAAGAATAGCAGGTAATGCAAAAGTAACTATATTTGTAAATTCGTTTCCACAAGGTTCCACAGCAGCTTCGAGTCCCCTAGGACCTTTTACAGTAAGTAGCACAACAACTAAAATTAACACAAGAGCTAGAGCAAGACTGGCAGCTGTACAAATAGAAAATGAAAGTTTGAATGAAAGTTGGAGATATGGCACATTTAGATTTGATGTAAGAATAGATGGTAGAAGATAATGGCCAAAATTATTATACAAATACCTGAGCCAAAAGAAAAATATACGCAAGAAGATCAAAGACAAATTTTACAAGCATTACGAACGCTTCAGACTCAATTGAACTTTTCTTATGAGAATGATATAAAAAATGAAGCAGATGCGTTTAATTATTTTTTATCATGACAATACAATATAAAAATCAGGGATATAAACAAGCAAGCACAGGTAAAACAACAGTGCTAACCTGTCCGTCAAATGCAACACTTATAATTAAAAGTATTTATGTTGCTAATAATGATGCCTCATCAGCTATTGTAGTAAATATGAATTTAGTAGATTCTTCTGATTCAAATGCTGAATATGAATTTTTTAGAAATGATGTTGCAGCTAAATCTCAAGTCAATGCAACACCACAGGGTTTAAACCTTGAGGCAGGTGATTCAGTAACAATAACCGCAGCCACAGGCAGTAATAAAATTCAAGGCTCTATAAGTTACGCACAAATAGACAGATCGCAGGAGAATGGCTAAACATATTATTTTTAGTGACGCGATTTCTTTGAATAAATTTCAAGACTTTGAATTAGATAATTGGATACAAACAACTTTAGATCAAACAAAGAAAAAAGATGAGGGTGTTAATTTTTCTAATGTAGGTGGGTATCAAACTCCTAGCGTTGTAGATAAAAAAATTACTGAAATACTTGGTAAGTATATAGCGGAAGCCATGAAAGATTTTACAAGCACAAATTTTAAGTATCAATTGATGTATTTATGGATAAATGAAAATTATAAATATTCTCATAATACACTTCATTTTCACGGTAAGAGTCAATTCTCAGGAGTTTATTATTACAAAGTTCCTAAAAACAGTGGTGATTTAGTATTTCAAAGAAATGATGCGACAGCATTTATGTGTTTAGAGGACTTTTATAAATCAATCGATAGTCGTACAACTTATAAAGTAAAGCCTGAACCAGGCTTATTAGCTATTTTTCCTGGAACATATTTACATGCTGTATCACAAAGTATGTCTGATGAACCTAGGGTGTCTATTGCATTTAACTTTAATATATTAGAACCTTTGAAATAATGGCAAAAAAGAAACCACTATACGGAGTAAATAATTATCATAAGCGTACACCAAAAAAACGCCCAGGTGTACACACTAAAAGACGAAACAAAAGAAAATCACATCGTAAGAAATATCGTGGACAAGGGCGATAGTTTGGTATACTAAATTCGTATGGCAATTTTACAAAAAATTAAATGCGAAACTAAAACAATCTACAGAAGCATTAAAACAGGTGAAAGATACGAAACTGAAAAAGCGTTTTTAGCTGAACATCCAAAAGAAGATTTGGCTACTGATGTAGAAGTACAAGTACCTGATTTACCAATATTTAGTAAAACACAAAAATGAAACCATTAGGTGGAACAGAATTACAACACGGTTTTTTAGAAAAATATGTTTCTAAAGACCTATTAGACAAGTTTCAAATCTGCACATCAGTACCAGGTAAGGTTCCTTTATCTAAAGATAAGATAAATATTCTTTGGCAAAAGATGGCACCTGATCAACCACATTTTCAAGATTTTTTTAAAGATCAAGAAAAAATTAATCAATATGATTATTATGTTTTTAACAGTCATTGGAACTATGAACAGTTTAGAAAAACATTTTCTTTACCTGAACACCGTTGTACAGTTATTAAAAATGGTATACCTGATATTGTAAAAAGAGACTTTGAGCCTAGGAGAGATAAAATAAAATTAATCTATCATCCAACTCCTTGGAGAGGTTTGTCTGTTTTATTAGGAGCAATGCAGTTAGTAAATAATCCTAATATAATTTTAGACGTATATAGTAGCACACAGGTTTATGGTGATGATTTTAAAAAAGAAAATGATCAAACTTATAAAGACTTATATGATCAAGCTAAAAAATTACCTAATGTAAATTACATTGGATACAAACCACATGAGTATATTTTAGATAATCTTCATACTTATGATGCTTTTGTATACCCTAACACTTGGGAAGAAACATCTTGTATATCTGCAATCGAAGCTCTGGCTTGTGGTCTCTATGTAGCAACAACGGACAACGGAGCACTTTATGAAACTTGTTCAGAGTTTCCAATCTATATACCTTATGATAAAGATTGGAAAAATCTTGCAAAACAATTTGCAGCAGTCATAGATGGAATACCAAGTCAAATAAATACAGATGGTTGTAAAAATCATCTTCAATTTCAACAATCCTTTTTCAATCACTTCTATAATTGGAAAGTTATAGCTGGTCATTGGACTGGTTTTTTACAAGGAGCACTACAAAATGTTAAAAGCACTTAAGAAAAGATATGAAGCACAAATAGCAGAAGCCTCTACAACTATAAAAATATATCTTAGTAATTCAGTAGGGATTGGAGAACACCCACAACATCTAGACGAAATAGATAAATTATTACAAGTAATAGTAGATGCTGAAGAAAAAATAAAATTAATAAATAAATGGGATGTAAATGGAAGACCCTAGTAAACCTATCTGGTTTGATAAACCAAAAGAAAAACCTATTAAGACACATATGTTGAAACCTAAAAAGTTTTCAATATTTGTAGCAACACCTTGTCATAGTGATGTGTCTTTACATTATTTTCAAGCTTGTCTAGAATTTCAAAAACAATGCATGAAGAATGGCGTGTTAGTTTGTTTTCAAGTAATGAAATCTTCTTTGGTTACACAAGGTAGAAACTTATGTGTATCTAGTTTTATGGAAACAGATAGTACACATTTATTGTTTATTGATTCTGATATAGATTTTTCTTCTGAATCTATATTCAAAATGATTGCAGCTCAGAAGGATGTCATTTCAGTGCCTTACCCATTAAAGAGTCTTAATTGGAATAAAGCTTGGGAGAAAATAAAAAGTGGCAAAATTAAAAATGAACATGACTTACAATATAAAGCTTTATACCAATACCCGATGAAATTACCAAACGAGAAAGATATCACTATTAAAAATGGAGTTATAGAAGTTACACATTCGCCAACTGGATGTATGTTGATAAAAAGAGAAGTAATAGAAAAGATGATAAAAGCTTATCCTGAGAAAGAAATTATTCAACAAACCATCATTAATGGTAAACTTACCAATAGACCTTTTTTCTATAATCTTTTTGATACTGACTTTGATCCAATAAAAAAGCAATATTTAGGTGAAGATTTTGCTTTCTGTAAGAGGTGGAGAGATATAGGTGGTAAATGTCATGCGTTAGTTACTGAAAAAATAACTCATGTCGGAGAACATCAGTATAGATCTTCTTTTTGGGATGAGTTGTCAAAGACCTCTTAAAATGGTAATATTTTCTAATTAGCTAATTTTAAGGAATACATAATATATGTTACAATTTTTACCCTACGCACTAGCCGCTTACGGAGGATACAAAGGTTATAAAGGATCCAAAGACGCTGGTGGATCAGGAATTCAAAGATTATTGGCGGGAGCTACAGGTGCTTTTTTAGGATACCAAGGTGGTAAAATGGTACCTGGAGTAAGTAGTGCTGGTTTTGGATCTACCGTTCCATCATTTACACAATTAGGACCTATTCAAAGTTTGGGACAAACATCAATTGGACCAATGTTAGGATTACCACAACAAAGCACAATTGGAACTTTAGGTAATTTAGGTCAAGGATCTAATGCTTTAAATTTAGG